CGGGCGCCCGGTTCGAGGTGCCGACCGCCGCCGAAGAGTCGTCTGAGGGTGACCCGGTGACGTTCGCCGGCATCAACGAGTCGCACCACATGACGCCCAGTAACGGCGGCGACGAGAACGCGGCGGTGATCCGCCGAAACGTCGCCAAGTCGCCGGCTGATGTGCAAGCTCGGGCGCTCGAGTTCACCAACGCCCACCGCCAAGGCATGGGCTCGGTTGCCGAGGAGTCCTTTCTTGCGTGGCAGGCCCAGGAATCGAAGGGCTACGCGGGCAAACGGGACATCCTCTACGACACGATCGAAGCCCCGCCCGGCACCGACATTCTCACCGAGTCGGGACGGTTGGCTGGCCTGACCGCGGCCTACATGGACGCCCCTTGGAACGACAAGCAGCGGATCTCTGACGAGATGATGGACCGTCGCACGACGGTCGCCGACTCGATCCGCTTCTACCTCAACGGCCTCGGCTCGGAGGAGGACTCCTGGGTGGAGCCCTCCGCCTTCGACGACCTGGCCACCGCCGGGACGGTCGTCACAGATGGCGACCAGATCGCGATGTTCCTCGACTGCTCCAAGTCTGAGGATGCGACCGCCCTCATGGCTTGTCGCCTCTCCGACATGTTCGTGTTCCAGCTCGACGGCGACTCGGTGTGGCAGAAGCCGCACGGGGAACGCGGCAAGGGCTGGTTGGCTCCTCGGGCCGAGGTTGATGCGAAGGTTCGCGCTGCGTTCGACCGCTACAACGTCGTCTGGTTCGGTGTCGACCCGTCGCCCGCCCGCGACGACACTACCGAGGCGCTCTACTGGATCGGCCTGATTGACCAGTGGCACCGCGACTTCTCCAAGAAGCTCCCCGTCTGGGCAACCCCCGGAGCTGCCGGCAACTCGGTCATGTTCGACATGAGGTTGTCTCAGTCGGGCGGCGTCAAGCGCAACCAGTCCTTCACGCTCGCGGCCGAGATGGTTGCGAAGTGGATCGACGAGGACGGCAAGAACGGCCCGCTGCGGCATGACGGATCCGCCATCCTCCGCACCCACGTACACAACGCTCGCCGCCGCCCCAACCAGTGGGGTGTGTCGCTCGGCAAGGTGACCCGCGACTCGAACAAGCTGGTCGACCTTGCCGTGTGCATGGTCGGCGCGGTCATGGGCGCCCGAGAGGCGCTGAACAGCGGGAAGTTGCACAGCGGCAAGACCAAGACCGGCAAAGCCTACTTTCATGCCCGCTAAGGAGGTCTAGTGGCTCTCAGCAAGCAGAACGCGCTCGAAGCCGCGAGGAATCTCCTGAACGGTCCGCGCGCGGCGGAAGCCGAGCGCCTGGACAGGATCGCGAAGGCGATGAGGCCGCTCGGGGAGTTCGACGCCCCGCAGGTGGAGATCCCCTCCGACGCGCCCGCAGCCATGACCAGCCTCGCCCGCAAGGCGTCGACCAACTTCCTCCCACTGGTGGTCGACACCTTCTCGCAGGTGATGAAGGTCGACGGCTACTACACGCCGGGCTCGCCCGACCACGCCGCCGCATGGGAGCACTGGCTGCGCAACCGCATGGGGGCGCGCCAGACCGGCATCCACAGGGCGGCTCTGCAGTACGGAGCGGCCTACACGGTGTGCCTGCCTGGCGATCCCGGCCCGACGATGCGTGGAGTCTCCCCGCGTCAGATGACCGCGGTCTACCAGGATCCCGCGCATGACGAGTGGCCGATGCTGGCGATCGAGGTCGGCCACGACTTCGTCCTTCTCTACGACGAGGAGCGCCGCTACCGGTTCGGGATCGAGAAGTCGGCGCTCCGCTCAGGCATGGCTCCGGCCTACTCGACTGCGTGGAACACCCACCAGATGGTCTACGTCGACAGTGAGGCTCACGACGTCGGTGTCTGCCCCGTGGTCCGCTACCGCGACCGGATGCTCCTTGACGGCGAGGAGCAGTTCGGGATCGTGGAGCCGCTGCTGCGCATTCAGGAGCGGATCGACGAGACCACGTTCGGGATGCTGGTCACCCAGTATTTCCAGGCGTTCCGGCAGCGATACATCATCGGCTGGGTGCCTGAGTCTGAGCAGGACTACCTCAAGGCCACCGCCTCGGACGTGTGGACGTTCGACGACGAGACAGTCAAGGTGGGCGAACTCGGCGCGGCCGATCCGAAGGGCTACATCGAGTCGAAGGCTTCTGCGATCCGCGACCTTTCCGCGATCGGGCAGGTGCCGGCGCAGAACCTCGGCGTCGACGGCATCAGCAACATCTCGGACGCCACCCTTGCTGGACTCGAGACCGGCAAGGACCGCAAGGCGGACGAGATCACCACGTCGTTCGGCGAGTCCCACGAGCAGGCGCTCCGCCTGTGTGCCCACATCGCCGGCAACGAGCAGGCCGCCAATGACTACACGGGCGAGGTTCGTTGGAAGGACTCGACGGCACGCTCGTTCGCACAGACGGTGGACGGCCTCGGCAAGCTTGCGCAGATGCTCGGCATCCCGCAGGAACTCTTGTGGGAGGACATTCCCGGCTGGACGCAGCAGAAGATCGAACGGGCCAAGGAGCTCCGCGCCAGTGGCGATGCGCTCGGGGCGCTCGGGACACTGCTTGACCAGCAGGCAAGCGACCTGTGACCGCCGCGACCGACGAGTTGACGCGCGACTACCGTCGTCGGACGCTCGCACTCCGCGCGGTTACGCTGCGCGACCTGCAACGCCTGTGGCCGCGCATGGATCCCAACCAGGCGTCGACGGCCTACGGACAGTTCGTGGCTGCGGTAGCCCTACTCCTGGAGCGCGACCGGGCTCGAGCCAACTCGCTCGCCGTTGCCTACCTGCGCGCCTTCCGTTCCGCCGCTGGCATAGGCGGGCAAGCATCCATCTCGGCCTCCCCCGTGACGATCGAGGAAGACCGGCTAGCCACGGCCCTCCTGGTCACCTCGATCATCGCCTACAACAAGGCGCGCGAGAATGGCCGGAGTGAGGTCGACGCACTCGACATCGCGTTCGTCACGACGGCTGGCTCGATCACGCGGCTCATGCTGGAGTCTGGGCGCGACACCATCCGCAACTCGCTCGCCGAGGACGACCTGGCGATCGGCTGGCGGCGCATCACGGCCCCTGGCGCCTGCGACTGGTGCCTCATGCTGGCTGACCGTGGCGCCGTCTACAACGCCCGCACGGCCGGCTTCTCGGCCCACGACCACTGCGCCTGCTCCGTTGAGCCGGAGTATGGCGGCTCGCGCGTCAAGGTTCGGCCCTACGAGCCGATGGACCGACGCCTGAGTGAAGCGACCCGCGCGAAGAACCGCGAACGGGCCAAGGCGTGGATCGCGGACCACCGCGAACGCCTGCGCGCAAGCGCCTGAATCTTCCTGTCCCCGGTGGACGGGCTGGCAACACCCCCATCACGACTGGCCCCAGGAGGGCGATCCCATGTCTGAACCCACCCCCGAAGTACCCGCTGCCCCTCCCGCCCCGGAGGCACAGGAGCAGCAGCCAGCCGAGCAGAACGTCGAAGCGCTTCCCGAGTGGGCGCGTGAGGCGATCAGCAAGGCGAACAAGGAAGCAGCTGGCTACCGCACGAAGGTGCGAGAGCTCGAGCCGCTGGCCGAGGAGGCTCAGAAGCTCAAGGAGGCGCAGCAGACCGAAGCTGAGCGCATCGCCGCACGAGCAACCGCCGCAGAGCGGGAGCGCGACGAGGCAAAGGCGGAGGGCTTGCGCTACAAGGCGGCTGCCACACACGGGGTCGGTGAGGACTACTTCGATCTGCTCGGGTCGGACAACGACGAGGCCATCACTGGCCGCGCCGTCGCGTTCGGCGAGCTGACCAAGGTCAAGGCCGAGGTCGAGCATCTTCGCGCAGAGAACGAAGCCCTGCGGGCCGGCAAGCCGGTCCCGACCAACGGGCGCCCCGTCGAGTCCCTGCGACCCGGCGCGAGTCCCGTTCCGGTGCCTCCGGTCGGAGACACCGACTACCCGTCGCACTGGTTCCCCAAGAGCCACGGCGCATCCACCGGGACGTAACCCGTCCCCACACGAACTAGAAGGGCAATCAGGTGGCTAACGAATGCATCCCCCTGTTCCGGCCGGGCGGGGACATCACTTGTCTCACGACCGCTGCCGTGACGGGCAAGCGGATGGTCGGGGTCAGCGCTACGCGCGACGCCTCGACCGGACTCATCAAGGTCGCTCACGCGACCGCCGCGACGCGAGCTTTTGGCGTCTCGGTCAAGGACGTCGCGTCGGGTGACCGGCTCGCCGTCATCAGCGGACCCGGCGTCATCGCCCCCGTGACCGCAGGCGGCACCATCGCCTTCGGCGCGGAGGTCGAGGTCGGAACGAGCGGACAGGTCGTCACGCTCGCGTCCGGTAAGGCTGTGGGGCAGGCCGTCGAGGCTGGCACCAATGGCAACGACATCCTGATCCGGCTCTACTGAGATAGGAGGAGAGACCAATGGCTACTAGCCCCTTCGGCTACCCGATCGGCTCCCCGACCATCTCGGGGAACAGCATCACCGTCGACACCATGCTCAACGAGCCCACCCGCATCACGCGGGCGCTCGCGGATCTGTCACTGCGGCGGATGTTCGCCCAGCGCATCTTCTCCACCCCTGGCGGGGTGGAGGGTGGCGCGCTCCTGTACGACGTGCTCACCAGCAACGACCTGTTCCTCGACTCCACTCGTGAGGTCCAGAACGTCGAGCCGGGCGCGGAGTTCCCGATCGTCACCTCGTCCCGGTCGGCTCCGTCGATCGCGCGCGTGGAGAAGTTTGGTGGCAAGTTCTTCGTCACCGACGAGGCGCGCAAGCGCAACGACGAGACGCAGGTCCGCAACGGCACCATGCGCCTGTCGAACAGCATCTCCAAGGGTGTCGACTCGCGCGCCATTACGGCGCTCGAAGCGGCCGTCACGACCTACTCGCGTACCGCGACGGGTGTGAACTGGGCGACGGCCAACTCGACGGTCGCTTCGTCCCTGACGAAGAACCTCGAGCCGGGCTCGGACTTTGCTGCCGCGCAGCTCACTGCCGACACTGACGAGCTCGGGGTGCAGTTCGACCTCTGGATCGTCAACCCGGCGCAGTACGCCGCCCTGAGCAAGTTCTACGGGGTCGCGAACCTGCCGGGCGTCCTCGACGCCTACGGGGTCGAGGTCATCTCGTCCAACCGCGTCACCGCCGGCACGGCCTACGCGGTCGAGTCCGGCGTGGTCGGCGAGATGCGGTTCGAGCAGGGTCTC